ACGGACGTTGTGTATTACAACGCGCTTACTAGAATGAATGACGCGGACACCTACCCTAACACAGTAGACATGCCCTTTCGGTTTTACCCGTGCCTTGCTGCGGGACTAGCTTATTACATTGCCATAAAACGGGCTCCGCAACGTGTTCAGATGTTAAAAGCGGTTTACGAAGAAGAGTTTGAACGCGCTATGACGGAAGATCGTGACCGCGCTTCATTTAACGTGGTGCCTCAATACCAGTACTTTAGGACAGGCTAATGGGCAAGTTTGCAAGTGGAAAAAACGCCTTTGCAATCTCCGACCGCTCGGGTTTTCGGTATCGTTACAAAGATATGCGAAAGGAGTGGAACGGTCTTTTAGTTGGCAAGGACGAGTTTGAATCTAAGCAGCCACAACTGGGTCCGTTCAGAACGGTTTCTGATCCGCAAGCTTTGCAAGATGCTAGACCTCAAACACCGGACAGAACAAGTGCATTTCAGGTCATAACTACCAACGGAATAATTTATCTTGGAAACGGTAACTGGTCTACCAGCGGAACCACTGAAATGCCGACGAGTATTCCGGATTCTCCGTCAATGTTTGGGCAGGTTGGTTTAGCTACGTTAACTATTTCAAATGTCACTGGAGTTTCGGTCAACGTTTCAGGTATAGCAGGTACTGCTTCCGTAGGTGCCGTTAGCGTAATTGCAGGGTCCGCACCAAGATTTGACAGTACGTCGGTTACGTTAGACTCAACAACAGATACTTTTGACGAGGGTTAAGCCATGACTAAACAAACCGTAGGTATAGGAAGTAACGCAAATGATGGTAACGGGGACACTCTACGTTCTGGTGCCACCAAGATAAATGCAAACTTCACTGAAATATACGCGGCTATTGGGAACGGCTCTACACTCACAGATATAATAGACAGTAACGGTCTTATTAATGTAAGTTCTGGAGCAAATAAGATTGTTTTCTATTACGCTAATTTAAGCGATTTACCTAGTGCGGGGTCCTATCATGGCGCAGTGGCGCATGTACACGCGACGGGTGGATTATATTTTGGACATGGCGGTGCGTGGGTCAGATTAAACGATGAGACAACTGGGCCTGTTACTAAATATACTGCGGGTGTAAACGGATCGACTGCCTATACATTTACTGGCCCCGGAGCTACATCTGGGAACAACCCAAACTTTACTTTCTACAAAGGGCACACGTACCTTTTAAATAACGCAGCTAATGTAAGCGCACACCCGTTGCAGATAAGAGTATCGGCAGGGGGCTCTGCTTTTACAACGGGTGTAACTAACAACTATAATTCAACCACAGGGTTAACACAGTTTATTGTTCCGCATGAACCCTCTGACTCTTCCTTAGTTTATCAATGCACCAACCACAGCGGTATGGTCGGAAACATAACAATAGTGTGACACCATAGGTGAACAAATGAGCTATACATACACAACGTTAAAAACCGCGATAAAAGATTATACAGAGAATGACGAGCCTACGTTTGTCAGGAACCTGCCCGTATTTATAAAAAACTCAGAAGAACGCATTTTAAAAAACGTTCAACTTAGTCTTTTTAGAAAAAATGCAACAGGGGTTATGTCCGATACAAGCAAGTATTTAGCCGTCCCTTCTGATTTTCTAGCGCCCTTTTCCTTGTCATTCACTTCAAGTAACGAAGAAATATTTGTTGATTTTAAAGACCCTGATTTTGTTCAATCCTTTAACCCAAATCCTGCAACAAAAGGGTTGCCTAGATTTTATGCACAGTTTGATGTAGAAAATTTTATTTTAGGGCCTAGTCCTAGCGGTGACTTTCCGGCGGAATTACATTATTTTTACCGTCCAGCTAGTATAACATCTAGTAGTTTTGTTATAACTCTCTCTAATGTCAACGGAACGTTCACAACTTCGGATACCGTTACAGGTTCAACCAGCTTGCAGTCTTCAAAGGTTGGTTCTGTTACAAACGCTAGTACCTTGAGTGTCGTAATACCCGCGGGAGATTTTGTTGTGGGGGAAACGTTAACCGGAAGCTCTAGTGGGGCTACGGGTACGCTGGCAGCAATAGGCTCGGACGCAACTGAAACTTGGCTTAGTGAAAACGCGGAAGTCGCGTTGCTTTATGGCAGCTTAATGGAAGCGTATATATTTATGAAGGGTGAAGCCGACTTGCAACAAATATATGAAAAACGTTTCGGGGAAGCTATAATGGGCTTAAAATCTTTGGGCGAGTCAAAAGAAGTTACAGATGAATACCGCACTGGGATGATTATAAGAGGGAAACAGTAATGAACATGCCATTTGAGATGTCTGTTGGTAGTGTTGGGGTTAAAACTACTAACAACCGAGGGTTTACTCCAGAAGAGGTCGCGGAGCTATGCGCTGACCGTCTTATGGCCGTAGCTAGTGACGCGCCCCCCGCGATTAGAGATCAAGCTCTAGCGTACAAAGAACAGATGAAGGCTGTAATCGCAGTCTACATGAAACAGGCTATTCAAAGTGATAGAACTACTGTATATAATGCAATCAGTGATGCTGGTCATAAAAAACTAGCCGAATATATAAGGAAAATGTAAATGGCTTTTAATGGCAACTTTATGTGTACTTCGTTCAAAGTAGAAGTTTTGAAGGGTGTTCACAATTTTACCGGAGCAGCTAACATCTTTAAGCTGGCGCTGTACACCAACAGCGCAAGTTTTAATGCGGCTACCACTGCGTACACTTCTGGCAATGAGGTTAGTGGCACAAATTATACTGCTAAAGGGAATGCTGTAACCACAGTTACTCCTGTCGCATCGGGCACAACGGCCCTTGTAGATATGAACAATGTTGTATTTAGCAACGTGACTATTTCTGCTGTTCGCGGCGCTTTAATTTTTAACGAAGCCGCAACAGGTGATCCAACCGTATGTGTGCTAGACTTTGGTTCTGACAAAGCTGCGAGTTCTGGTGACTTTACAGTAGTGATGCCAACCGCAGACGCAAGTAACGCCATTATCCGCATCGCCTAAGTGAAGGGATAACCCATGCCACTACCTTTTTCTGGCTGGGGCCGTGGTGGTTGGAGTTCTGGCTCTTGGAATAGTCTACAAGTAGGAGTATCCGTTACAGGCGTAGCGGGTACAGGTGCTGTTGGTAGTGTGAGCACTACTAGCGGTGTTACTCAACCTGTTACGGGTATAGCTGGCACAGGATCAGTAGGTGCTGTAACAACTATTGCCGCTGCAAACCTAACTGCTACAGGTATAACAGGCACGGGATCAGTAGGTTCTGTAACGGTTATTGGAGTCGCAAACCTAACTGCTACAGGTATAACAGGCACAGGGTCAGTAGGGTCAGTGACCACTACGGGCGTAGCTAACATAGCAGTTACAGGGGTTAGCGGCACATCTGCGCTTAACACTGTTGTCACTGAGTCTGATGGTAATCTTGCGGTAATTGGCTTTAACTCTATAGGATCAGTCGGTGCAACCTCTGTATCTTCAAACTCAGTAATCCCTGTAACGGGTGTTTCTGGGACAGGTTCAGTAGGTGCCCCTACGTCTAGGGTTGGCATTAACGCCAACATCACAAGTGGTGTGGTAGGTACAGGCTCGACAGGTAGCGTTACAATAGACCTAACGGCGAACATACCCGCAACAGGGATCACAGGTACAGGCGCAGTAGGCAGTATAACTCAAACGAGTTCTGTAAACCAATCAGCAACAGGGGTTGTTGGTACTGGGGCAATAGGTACGACAAGTAACACCAGCGGCGTGAGTCAGACTGTAAATGGTGTATCGGGTACAGGTGTGTCTGGTTCTGCAGCGGTAAGCGGTAAAGCTAACTTAAATGCAACTGGAGTTTCAGGAACAGGCGCAGTTGGCAGCATAACACAGGCAAGCTCCGTAAATATTTCTGTTACGGGTGTGTCTGGTACGGGCGGCGTTGGCTCGGTTACTGTTCAAGGTAAAGCTAATCATACTGTTACTGGGGTAGCGGGAACAGGGTCTTCTGGCGCGGTTACTGTTTCTTTTGAATACTATGCCACAGGCGTTTCTGGAACAGGCGCGGTAGGTACTGTTAGTATAAACCAAGCCTTCGCCGTTACGGGTGTATCTGCTACAGGAGCAATAGGTGGTACGTTTGTGTGGGAGAAGATTAGCCCCACAAATAACGCAAATTGGATACCCGTAGTCGCGTAATCTGAAAAACGTTGCGTCTTAACAATAGGCGCGGTATAAATTAAACAAATTACCTGCTTAGGAAACTCACATGGCTAGTACATATGGAAATGATCTTCGGCTAGAGGAGATTGGTGACGGCGAACAATCTGGTACATGGGGCGCTACAACCAACACAAACCTAGAACTAATTTCAGAGGCTCTTAGCTTTGGCACCGAAGGTATTACCACTAACGCCGATACGCACACCACTACAATCGCAGATGGAGCCACCGATCCGGGGCGCTCTCTGTATTTGAAGTATACAGGAACGCTAGACAGCACCTGCACTATTACAATCGCTCCCAACTCTATTAGCAAGACATGGTACATTGAGAACGGTACAAGCGGCTCTCAAAGTATTATTATCTCGCAAGGGTCTGGGGCCAATGTAACAATTCCAACAGGTCAAACTAAGGTTGTCTACTCGGATGGCGCGGGTTCTGGCGCAGCTATGGGTGAGATTGGTACTTTAGGCGTCACTAATCTAAATGTGTCTAGTAACATAGTAGTCTCAGGCACCGTTGACGGCGTAGACTTGCAGACGTTAAACACCGCGGTTACAGCTAACACTGCTAAAACTGGAATAACAAGCGGCCAAGCAAATGCAATTACAGCTAACACTGCCAAAACGGGAATAACAAGCGGCCAAGCAAGCGCAATTACAGCTAACACTTCTAAGACTACTAATGCGACACATTCCGGAGAGGTTACTGGCTCTGGCGCATTGACCATTGCTGGGAATGTCGTGGATGAAGCCAATCTAAAAGTAAGCAACAACCCAGTAAACGGCTACGCGCTGACTGCACAAAGCGGCAATACTGGTGGGTTGACTTGGGCTGCTGCTGGCGGTGGTATGCATGAGTTTATTAATGAGACAACTCTAAGTAGCGCCGCTTCAACCTTGTCCTTTACTGCTATGGATAGCAGCAAATACAAGTCCTACTTACTCTTTGTGTATAATCTTACCACTAGCACTGCAAACCAAGCAATCAGAATGAGAACCTCCGCAAATGGCTCAAGTTTTGATTCGGGTAGCAGCGATTACGCTAGAAGATTTCTTTATAACAACGGTAGCGAGGCTACTTTCAATGGAAATTATGGAACACTAGCCGAAAGTAGCTCAGGAACACAGTACTGGAGCATGGCGGGTGGTTTGAAAGCTCTTATCCATATTATAGACCCTCATAACACCAGCACACAAACTTCAGTAATGTTTCAATCTATGGATTATTGGGGTGGCAACCGCTTGCCCGATTACTCTAGTGGCTGCATGATTCGTAAATCGCAGGCAGCTGTACAAGGTTTGGCAATATATGCAGGTTCTGGAAATGTTGGAACAGGTATAATGACCGCATACGGTATAACAAATTCATAACAAAAGGAGGCCGCTATGCCAAGATTTCACGCCATGAATGGTAACAGAGTTCAGTTCACAGCCGCCGAAGAAGCTGAACGGGATGCGGAGGAACAGTCATGGTTTGACGGAACCAATGACAGGGCCGCTGCTCAAATACGTGAAGATCGTGATGCCAAACTAGCGGCTTGCGATTGGATGGCTAACAGTGATGTTACCATGTCAAACGAGTGGACTACCTATCGTGCCGCACTACGTGATGTACCTTCTCAAGCTGAGTTCCCTAACACAATTACGTGGC